ATCTGATAGAGAGTTATTAATATTGATGAATCATCAGTTAACTTATCATTCTGAAAAACACGATGAATTGAAAAACACTTTAAAGTCAGTACAAGAAGATGTACATAAACTGCAACAGGATTTGTATGCAAGAAAAGGAATTTCAAAAGCGTGGGCTTTGATAGTAAGTTTATTTTCATTGATAGGAGTAGTACTAGCTTACAACAAATGAGAAAGCACCTAGAAGTAGCATTGTTACAATTAGGAGTTGAAGAAGCTCCACGAGGCTCTAATTGGGGTAATGACATCGCTAAGTACTTACATAGTGTTGGCATTGACTTTCCAGCCTCTTGGTGTATGGCTTATGTCTATTGGTGTATGCAAGAAGCCTATGCAGAAGGTAATCCATTGTTTCGCACTGGTGGAGTATTAAACCAATGGAATAAGACACCACTAGCAGCACGAAGTAAGACACCTGAAGTGGGTGATGTATTTATCATGGACTTTGGTAAAGGGCTAGGTCATACTGGCTTTGTCTATGAGATAATAGGTGAACACATCATGACCATTGAGGGCAATAGTAATGATGAAGGGAGCAGAGAAGGATATGAGGTATGTATTCGTTCACGTAAAATATCAACATGTAAAGGATTTATAAAAGTATAAAAATGGCTAAACTACAAATCGGTTGGAGTGAGTACATGAAACCTACTCCCAACAATGTTAAACTAATATTCGATAGTGCTGCAATCACTTTAGTAGCATTGACAACTACATTCGCTGAATCAGTTATGTCAGTTAAATTAATGATGGTAGGTGTGGGCATTATGCAGATGGTAAGCAGATATATTGGATCAAAGGAAGTTGTTGAAACTCCAACAGAAGAAAACCATGATTAGTAGGAATCAAATTGATAGGCTTTTTGTAGCCGGATTATTAATCTTGATGCTTTTATTCTTTTTGACTTCTTGTTGCCCAAAGATTACAGAGTCAATCACGACAAAGGTTGATACATTATACGTTTATAAAACTGACACAGTAATAGTACATGAGGTTGATACCTTTAGAACAGAGTTTAATGTGGATAGCCTGCTTGATATTTTAAATGGTCCAATACCGGCTAATCAAACATTATCTACAAATACACATAAAGGAGTTACAACAAAACTATCAGTAAAGAATGGCAAGTTAGTTTGTGAATCCACAATAGATAGTCTGCAACACGTCATTGATAGCGTGCGTTCATCAGTAATAACAGTTACCAATGATGTTGTAAAGGTTAAGGAGATCAAAAAGCCTGATACATGGTTTGAGAAACTACAAAAATGGTTTTTTTGGGTAGTCATTGCGTTATTTGTAGGTTATATAGTAGCCAAAACACAAACCTACTGGACAAGGTTTATACCTATTAGGTAGTATTTTTCATCATGAAGCCTCATACCAAACTCTATTTAGAGTCTTTCGGGTACACAACGGAAGACTTTATTGCTTGTGAGGTATGCGGAATGAAGGCAGTAGACATACATCATATTGAAAGTCGAGGAATGGGAGGCACAAAACAAGCAGATACTATCGAAAATTTAATGGCTGTTTGTAGGCCATGCCATGTAAAGTACGGCGACAAGAAGCAATACTTGGATTTTTTGAAGGATTTACATAACAAATCAATGAATTACGGAGGCGTCAAATAATAGTTATTAACAATGCTCCAAAGTAATGTAAATAGTCTATATTTGCATCACGAAATGGATTCACCACCTATTACACAATCTTTAATTAAGGCACTCAGCGACTACGCATTTGACAGAGAGTGCGGAAAACGCATTGAGGCTCAATACTTAGAAGGCATTGAATTTTCTCCAAGCGATGCTATGCTTGTCGGCATCTATTTTGAGTATAGCGCCTTTGGGACATTCCCTAAGAATGGTAAACGCCCTATACCTAAGACAACGAAAAGCAAGAAAGGGCAGTCGGATAAGCAAGGCACATTAACTAAACCCTATGAGATAGCGGTAGCCCAAGCAGAGAAGATAAAGGCAGGACTTAAACACCATGGCCTTAAAATAATCGGCAAAGGGGAAAAGTTACGGCATGTGATGGACGATGGAACCGTTGTAGAGGGAACTACCGATTTGCGATTAGAGACTACTAAGCCTTTAGTCATATATAATCATGAAACAGGACATGTAGCAAAAACAATTCCTGCAGGAGTAATGATTATAGGGGATGCTAAAAGTACTGGCTTGTTAGGGGATAGAGGCAAATGGTCCGAGATGGGTTGGCACATTGACTTTGTAGATCAAAAGCCAAGGCTATTAATACAAGCAGTCCATTATACTTATCTAGCAAGAAATATTTATGGATTAGACGAAGTTCCTTTTATATTCTTTGTCTACTCGCAGTCGAATGATATCTCGGCGATGATGCTACACGTCACTATTGATCCCGAGAGATACCCAATACATGAAGAAACAATAGTAACAACAAGAAGGTTACTAGAATTAGAAATAAGACTAGGCTCCGATGGTTTTAGGGCAAAGCCCGAATTGGAGCGATGTGGAAGTTGCGACTTATTTGCTCATTGTAAAGATCGAATGGAATACCCTAAAATATTTAACATAAATTACTAATGGAATTTGAATTAAAAGACTGGAAGCCTAAAATGGCTAAGGTTTATGCTGCCAAATTTAAAAACAAAGATTGCGAAGTCTGTAATAAAAAAAAGAGAATTATGGACATTCAGTTCATGAAAGAACTAAAAAACTATCAAGAAAGATTCTCTTCTCAAAATTTAATTTTATTGTGCAAAAAATGCACGTTACAATTTCATGGAAAGGATTTGTATATAGGGATGCTTAAATTAAAACACCAACAAACAATATGAAGTGCGGAATATTGTTTAGGCCTTTGAGCCTATGGATTGGATTTCATTATAGCATATATAACAGAAGGTTATGTATTAATATAATACCATGCATAACTATTTGGATAACATTAAAACAAGGCAATTGCCCATATAAACACTAAAATAATGACAAACGAAGACGAATTTATCCACCCAGCAGTAGAGGTACTGCCTAACGACACTATCAGACAGCAAGAGGCTGCCATGATTGACATTCAAATAGCTACGGCTAACAAGTACCCAAGAAACTTAACTAAGACATTATCCAATGTGCTTGCAGAGGTAAAGATGTCAAAGGAGGTTGCGGAGGCGTGTTCTTATTCTCTAAAGAGAGGAGGCAAAACAATTTCAGGACCTTCGGTACACTTAGCGAAGATTGTAGCCCGACACTTTAAAAATTGCAGAATAGCATCACGAGTAATTGATGTTGGCGAAACTTATGTAACAACGCAAGGAGTATTCCATGATATTGAGAATAACATAGCATGGTCAGTAGAGGTATTGCGTAGGATTACAGATAGAGATGGTAAACGCTTTAATGACGATATGATTGTTGTTACTGCCAATGCAGGGTTAAGTATTGCAACACGCCAAGCAATATTTGCAGGAGTATCGCCAGGAATTGTAGATCAGGCATTAAAGGCAGCACAAAACAAGGTATTAGGCATCGCCGATGGTGCAGACTTTGTAGCAACAAGGACTGATTGGTTTAAGAGAGTATCTGAAGCTTTTGATGGGGTAAAAGAGTCTGACATTCTTCGAGCATTAGGGAAACAAGCAATAAGCCATGTTACGGCCAACGATTTACAAATATTAGTAGGCATGGTGCAAGCCATTAAAGATGGGGACTCTACCGTTGATCTTACTTTTAAAACAATTGAAAACTCTGGTGGCGCAGCGAATAATACCAACGCTAACATTAAGGCTGCGCTTGATGAAGCAGAAAAAAAGATTAAAGAAAAAGACAAGAGTTCAAAAACAAACGATCAAGCAGGAGACTTGTCAAAACTAAAAGACTAAATGGACATAAAAATATCAACAAGGGCTTCTATCCTATATGGAACTAAGAGGTCGGAGGTAAGCGAACAGTTGTCAAAGCTATTTCATCTAAACATTCTTGTAAAAACAGGAATAGCAGAGCAACTAGGGATGGGTAGAACTACCCTTGACAGAAAACTATCTCTTCATACGTGGACTATTGAAGAAATACAGACACTTATTACAATGGGTGTGTTAGACATAAAGACGAATCACCAAACACAAGCAAATGATTAAACAACTATTAGTGCTAACCGAAGAGGAGAAAATGCGCCTCTTCGCAGCGAAAAAAGAAAATGCTTCTAGTGGCGTGTGGGTTGCTATCGCTAAGGCAAGAGACTTTGAAGTAACCTCTTTGGAGGAGACAGAAACAAAAGGGCATTATTTAGTGTCGTATAACTCCAAAGAAGTGGTGCAAGAAGAACCTAAAGGAACAAAAGATTTAGAGTTTATCCATGAAAAAGGAGTTGATATTGCAGTACAAGAAGTAGACTCATCTTTATCTCCCATCAAGCTAAAGTCTTTAGTATCTGAAAACTTTAAAAAGCTAAACATAACCATTGAGGCTGAAGGACGAGGGTTTATGTTACGAGGAGACAATGCAGTTGGCAAATCCTCGGTATTGGATGCTATATGGACAACCCTTCAAGGGATGAAAGGCAACGACACTCCAGAACCTATTCAGCAAGGTAAGGAGTCTGCACAGAATACTGTTGAACTTATTATTCAACAAGAGCTAGAGATAAATGGCGATATTCTAAAGGAAGGAACTATCATCAAGGCTACAAGGACGTTTACACAAGGAGGTAGCACATTAAACGTAAAAATTGATGGCAAAACCGCTAAGTCTCCTGCAACACTTTTGACATGGATTATTGGAGAGTCTACGATTACAGATCCTTCTGATTTATGGTCGATGAAAAACATTGACCTTAAAAAATATCTTACCCGACTATCGGGAATTGAGCATAAGCTTGATGATGTTGAAGGAAGAAAGAAAATTGTTTATGACAAAAAGTTTGCCGTAGAACAAGAGATATTGCGCTTTGAGAAGGATCTTGCAGAGTTTAGTGAGATAGACGCCCACATGGAGCCGGTAGACTTGACACAAATACAAAAAGACATTCAGCACAGAATGGATTTAGCGGAGGAGTTGAAGTTAAAGCAAAAGGCTTTACAAGATGTAAATATAGACTATACCATCAAGCGTCAGAACATAGAGGTAACAATGGAAGATATCGCAACTACAAAAAGAAAGCTACAAGCCCTTGAAGAGTCGCTTGCAGGTCAACAAGAAGCCTATAACGACAAAACACGCCATCAAGAATCATTGGCAATAGTTGAACAAGCAGAAAAGGCCTACAATGAATGTGAGGACAAGGGAGATCAGCTAAAAACATTGGAAGCGGACCAAAAGAAATATTTTCAAGCGCAAGAAAAGAAAAAGTTAATTGAGCGAGTAAATGTACAGAAAGACATACAATCCAATGTGATGTTAGAAGTCGGGGCTATTGAGCGAGAACGCAAGCAGTTGTTTGCTTCCGCAAAGATGCCAATAGAATTTTTGACTATCACAGAAGATGGGGTGCAGTACAAAGGAGTGCCATTAGCTAAAGATCAGATTAGCGAAGCAGAAGGATTAGAGTTATGCATGGATATCTTAATTGCCGAAAAGCCTAACTTAAGATTAATAAGTTGCAAGTACGGACATGCATTAAGCACCAAGACATTAGAAAGGGTATTGCGTAAAGCTAAGTACCAAGACTATCAAATTATCATCGAGCGAGTAGCCGACAATCAAACATTAGAAGTAGAATTCTTAGAAAAATAAAAAAAACATGAAAACATTTAACAATTGTAAGGTAATAAAGAAATTACCAGCAGAGTCGATAAGCGACAAGCATCAAAAGGCAGCCTTAATATTATTGTCTCAAGAAGAATACGAGAAGGAGTTTAGGGTAGACTTCTGGAACGCAGCCATTAAGCAGATGGACGCTATAAAAGTTGGCGATGTTGTAAGTGGGACTATGTCTGTTTCATCAAGAGAGCATAATGGAAGATGGTATTCTGACATTAAGGCTAACAAGATCCAAGTGGATTCTGCCAAACAAGTAGATTCTTATCCTCCGCACTCTAGCTTTCCTGTTTAGGCTAAGATGCACTATCAACACATAGACGAGATTAAGCGCAGAAGGGTATATCTTGAAGAGACCTACTTTTTAGTGGTAGACTTTATCGAGATATACTCTGAGGCGTTAAATAGCTCACTTGGATATAGAAAAGGTCAACTACAATCAATACTAAAAAATCTTGTATTAAGAAAGGAAGTCCTTGTACGTGAGTTACACGAAGTAGACACTATGATTAGTGATAGGATTCCATTTCAAGAAATAACCCTTCAAGACTATATGTTTGGAGACATAAAAGTAACTACAATAACAACCATTAATAAATGACCAACTACATCATTAAAAAAGGCTCAAGAACGAGCAGTCCAAGTATCAGTAAATGGTGCGTCAACCAAAACACACTTACTGCTAGATTCAAACTAGGAGAATCATTTAGTCAGCTCTATGAGGTTGCTGATAACTCCACCCATAAGATAATAGGCTTAGCTGATCTACTAGGTAGAAACAGCATAAGGATGGGATTTAGGCGAAAGCCAACAGATACCTTTAAAGATGAATTTGTGCCGGTGGCATATCTGCATATTGATGGTAAGATTCAATATCCTAAGATTGAAGGTATCATTCTAAAGACTGGTAAGACTTATGAAGTAACTATCTACAAAAATGCGTTTGGATATTATGACATCAAGCTTGATGCTTTAGATGACTATGGATATGTCATTCATTCTACACAATACTTATCCCTAGTGCAGTTACCAAGTAGTTGCAAGAGATTGCAAGGCATCTATATAGAGTTTGGTAGTAAACCAAGTCTGTTCAACTTGGATATGGAAGTAGAATATGTTTTAGGGTAACGCATAACGTTCCCGTGCTTGGCGATGTGCGGGACAAAAATATACTAAACTTTCGATTAATCACAAAACATAACAAAAATGAGTGAACTTAAAATTAAACACCAAACCCCGCATATTGCCAAACACGTGTTAGGCGATTGTGCTTCTTCGGAAGTTTATCTTATGGATTGTATCGAGGGAATGAAACATTATCCTGATAAATATTTTGATTTGGCAGTAGTTGACCCTCCGTATGGAATTTCTTATGCAAGAGGTAAAAATGGTTGGGGCGTAAATAATAATAGACCAGAATTAAAAGATGTAAAATGGGATAAGGAAACACCGCAACAAGAATATTTTGATGAACTTTTAAGGGTTTCTAAAAATCAATTAATATGGGGCGGAAATTATTTTACAGATAAAATACCAGTTAGCAAATGTTGGATAGTTTGGAATAAAATAAACAATACAGATAATAAAAGTGTTTTTGCTGATGCAGAATTGTGTTGGACTTCTTTTACTAAAGTTGTAAAAATGTTTACATTGAGAACTATGGGTTTTATTTCAGATACAAACGATGAATTTAGAATACACCCAACGCAAAAACCTACTGAATTATACGATTGGATTTTTAAAAATTACGCTACTGAAGGAATGAAAGTTTTAGATACTCATTTAGGTTCAGGTTCAAGTAGAATAAGTGCCAATAAATCAAAATTACACTTTGTTGGTTTTGAAATTGACGAGGAATATTTTAACAAATCGTGCAAAAGATACGATGATTTCGTGTCGCAAGTGCGGTTGTTTTAGCATATCGCCTAACGTATTATCTACGCCACAATCATTCGCATATCACACAATATTAACAGTATAAACGAAACACGACAATGAAAGATCCACAGATAGAATGGTTGTTAGACCAAATGGAAATGAAGAATGAGCAAGAATCGTTTTCTCATTATGATGCTTACCTAAAAAGAATTAAATCTCAAGAGAAAGAGGTATGGATACCTACTGATGAAGAGATTGAGAACTGGGCTTCTTATGATTCACAATCAGAACTAGAAAGACTAGGCATGATAAGAGGAGCAAAATGGATAAAAAGAATTTTAACTAAAAACAAATAAAACATGAAAAAAATCACAACTTTATTGATGAGCATACTAGTGATGACATCTGCTTTTGGACAAGCGCAACAAGATACAACCAAAATTATTGGACCTCCAGTAGATTTTAATGATTGTTCCAATTGGATTACAACTACAACAGACAAAGTAGATGGGACCACTTATACTGCTGGAAAAAATGATTTAATAATTTCAGCTGATGGTGGCAAGAAAGGAATTTCTATTTATATGTTTATTCCTAAAGATAACGCATTAATCTTATCAATTAAAGCCGTAGGAGCTAGTAGTTGTATTGATGATGAAAATAAGATAAATTTTCTTTTTACTGATGGAAGTAGATTGGCTATGGTTAATAATGCACAATTTAACTGTAAAGGAAATGCATCATTATTCTTTGGTGGTATTTTAGGAAAGAAAAGAGAGCTTGAGCAACTAAAGACCAAGAAGATACAAACTATGAGAGTTTGGACAACTGATGGGTATGTAGAAGAAGATTTTACAGTTGAACAACAAGAAGAGTTTTTTAATGTTATTAACTGCTTGAGTAATTAACTTTGCTTATGAAATATGCATACGTAATAGGAATAGATTGTGGGGTTAACACCGGATTAGCGATTTGGAGTTGTCAAAATAAAGATTTTGATTTGTTTGGGACTTACAAAATCCATCAAGCTTTTGAAATTGTGAAGGACTACTTTTTAAAAGGACATATTTTTTTAAGGGTTGAAGATGCTCGTAAACGTGGCAACTCCTCTAAAAACTCAAGTGCAATGGCTCAAGGCGTAGGATCTGTTAAAAGAGATGCTAAAATTTGGGAGGATTTTCTAATGGATCATGGCATACCCTTTGAAATGTTGGCTCCTAAAAACACAAAGGTTGATGTGGCCTTCTTTGAAAAGGCTACAAAGATAAAAGCCAGGACTAGCAACCATTGTAGAGATGCTTGTATGATGGTATTAAATTATAATGGATAAGAAAAGTTATTACCTAGAGTTACCTTGAATTGCCAAAGGTAATTCTAGGTAATAAAAAAAGCCCCACATTGAAGTAGGGCTTTAAAATTGATTTCAGAATATTGCTATCTGTTGTTTTTGTTATATTGATATAGTTTCAAATTCGCTATATTGCTTAACTGTTATATTAGGAAATGCCGTCCTTAAAGCACTACATAATAAGTCGTTGTCGTATTCCTCTCCTCCCTCGCGTTCTAATAGAACAATAGGTTCAATTACTGATATAACCTCCTCTATTGTTAAGTATGTCTTAATGTAGAAGTCCTCCTCGTGATAGGCTGTCGTGTTGATTTTAAAGATGTTCATATTCATAGTTCATGTTGTTAGTGTTATTTAGTATCAGTAGATAAATAATCGGTAGGCTTAACCTTATCATCCAACGTATCATCATACGTGAACACTCCGGTTCTAAGATATTGGATTACCTCTTCCTTGTATGCGTATTGTATGCCATCTCTTGGTATTTCGTAAATGACTTTACCATTAAACTCAATGCTTGGTACAATGATGCCCGATTTTAGTTGAAGTGCGAATAATATTTTTGCGAGGACTAATTTCATGTGGTTGTTTTTTTTAGATTAAATGAATGTTGATGGATTTTTGTATGTTAATCAGCGAATAGAAATCAAGGTCTTGCATGGCGCTTTTAAGGATTTGTAAGCATCTAACATCGTGCGTTGTGGTCTTACCTTCTCCAATCTTTAAATTATGGTAGGATGCCAAAAAATCAATGCTCAATGGTCGTTGATAGCTTGGTAGTTGCTTCACTCCATCATGAGTGTCGTTGTACCAATGAGCCATCTCTTGCAGTTGTTCTTTAGAAGTAAAAAACCCAGTAATTACATCGTTGTTTACCTCGTAGTCTAGTTCGTAGCGATCTATGAGGATTTTATTAGCGAGGGCTATATTACCCTCGCTTTGATCTATCAGCTTTATTACTATCTCTTGTTTCATAGATACGTCTTTAAATATTTATTGATTGCATCTATCCAATTCAAATCCTTTTCTGAACCCCAAATAACACCTTTGTTTTGGGCTTCAAAACAATCTGTTAAATCTATCGCAAAACGTTTTAACCCTCCGCTTCCTTCCTTTTCATTAACGTCTAATAGTCGTTGAGGAATGGCGTCTAAATCGTCCTTGTTATTTTCAAAAAGGTATTCCATTTCGGCTACTATTTCATAATGGGTTTCTGCCCAATCCTCAAAGCCATTAGGAAATTGTTTTTCGTAAGCCTCTTTGAGTCGTAAAATACGCTCTAGTGTGTGTTTGCCTAGTACTCTGTCTTGAATATTAGGGGCTGATAAGAACATTCGAGCTGAATGTTCTTCCTCTTGTAATAGTTGTTCAAATGGTGTCATGATATATAAGATTAGTAGGTTAATTTGCTTCCATCGGGAAAACACGTAGAAGTGATAGATTTGTTAATTGGTAGTATGAAGCCTTTAAAATGCCTTCCAATAGGAAATAGTTTCTCTTGCATTTCTTTGGCTCTTTTGATTTTGGATAGGAGACTTTCTTCTGTAAAGTATCTATCCCACTTTGTTGTGCTTTCTAGTCTAGTCATTTTTAGGTTTATTTGAGGGTGTAATCGCCATTGGATCGTTGTTCGGGCCAAGAGCAGTATATTCTAAATAAAAGGAAAGGTTCCCTACGGTGTATGTTTTAAAATGAACATGGCCGTATTGGATATTGAACAAGTCAATAATTTCTAGGATTTTGGATATGGAAAAGTACTGCGTCCTATACGTGTTCAGTACTTTTCCTTCTTTCTTCTCCATTAGACAAGGTTTAAAGCTTGTTTTACTTTGTCCTCTTTGGTCTTGGGAAATATCCAAGCTCCAAACTTATCTTCTGTCAATGGATGGGTTAACCTTCCGTTCCACTTTCCGCCAAGTTCTTTTAACTTGTCCTTTACCGGCTTTGTATCTCCGGTTACTACAATAGCCTTGTCGCTATATCGTAGGATTTCGATTTTGTTTTCCATGATGGGTATGATATTATAACATTTTTTTTCTTAAATCTTCAGTAAAGGCGCGAGAAGAAATCGCATCTTCAATAGTATAATATCGCAGACTATTGTAGGAGTAATACAATTTAAGTCCAAACTTAAGAGAGGCTTCTTCTTCAAACTTCTTTATATATTCAGTTTCATAATAAACGCCTAAACACATTCTGTGTTCGTAGTTTTTTTCTTTACCATATTTGCATATCACAATTTCGCTACTTTCATAACAACTATGTAATTTCCCCATTTGTTCGATAGATAAGTGAGGTAAATCATCTCGCAATATATCAATTATGCGATTCATTTCAAGGAGTGCTTTGGCGCTCCAAAACTTCTTATCTTCCTCTTGTGAAGCTTTCCATTCGTTAATTTTTAGTGTTTTCTCCAATAAAGGCGCAGTATCAATTAATGACTTTTTTGGGTTAGATCTGCTGAACTCTTCTTTTAGAAGGTTTATAATTTCATTCTGATTTTCTGTAAGCATCTTATTTGATTTTTAGGTTGTAATATTTTTTGATGTCCTCCACTTCAGAAGGTGTTAGTTTATAGGTTTGTTGCGCTTCTTGAATGGTTTTAAGCAGTTCTTTATCTGTTATCCAATTACCACGCTCGTTAATGAATTTAATCGCTTGTAGCTTGTTAAATTGCCTTCCCGAATATACTACTAGGAGCAAGATAACCCCTAGTAGTATAAATAGCCTCGAGAATACTTTATAGGTTTCCTTCGTCTGCATAAGAATAATAACTCTCTTGTGTTATGATTAGATGGTCGATTAGTTGCACGTCGATTAGCTTTAACGCCTCTTTAATACGTTTAGTTAATACATTATCTGCCTCCGATGGTTTTAGATTTCCGCTTGGATGGTTATGTGCTAAAACGACTGCTGATGCATTGTTCAAGGAAGCAAGTTTTAATATCTGTCCAAGATTTACAACCGTTCCACTTATACTGCCTTTGCCGATACATTCAACTTTAATAACATGGTTAGCCCTATTGCATAGAACAACATAAAACTGCTCATGGTCGAGGTCAGCTAGAAAGGGACTCACTAATTGGCTAATGTCCATTGAACACGTAATCTTCTTTTTGTAGACCGATTCTTTACGACTAGACAACGCAAGGGATGACAAAAGCTTTGTTGCTTGGGTGTCTGTGATGGCTCCCTTCACGCTTAACTCTTTAATGCTCATTCGTGCAATGTCGCAAAGGTTTAATTTGTTCAACTCCTTCGACTCAACGCCAATGATTATCTGTATCAGTTCAGCAGAAGATAAAGCCCCTAATCCATTGTTAAGGGCTTTGTACTTTGGTTGGTTTTCTTGTGCTATCATGACCAAACAGATTTTAAAGGGATTTCAGATTCCATGATTCTATGCTCCGCAACTTTTAACGCCTCAAGTTCTTCTTTTGTGTATAGTCGCTCGTATGCTTGGCTAGTGCCATACATTACACGCTCGTACTCGTCGAACTCGGGATTGATGTTAGTTGCAATAATCTCCTTTAACTCTTCCTTAGTGATGTTGTTTTGAAAGTTAAATTTGAAGTCTCCTATCATTGCGCCAAATACACAAGACTCTGTTTGTAGTTTTGGTTGTGTACCACGAAACAACAAAATACCCTTTCTCCCTCGCTCCTCACTCGGTAGTAGGCTATAAAGTTTCTTGTGCCTTGTGCTTTCTTTCTTTGCGGGGATGGTTCCATTGTGCCAAACAAATACGTACTGGCTCTTGTAGGTCATTCCAATACCTCCGTTGCCTACTATGGTAAGGCTTTCTCCTTGCTTTAAATCTTGAATTGTGTTCATGTTGTATATAGGGTTTAAATGTTAGTATAAATCGGGCATATCACATATCTCCATGTTTACTTGGCAATGAGGACAAGTTAATGTTGTTGCTCCAAGAAAATGCAGTACTACTTTACCGCAGTTGCCACAAGTAACAATATTGATTTTAGAGGTTTTTACAATCTCCATGAATAACGCCTTTTGGCTTAGTATATTCATATCCTCCTCTTCTTCGTCCAACTCCTCCCACTCTGTATAGTAGTAGGCTTCATCGTCGTAGGCTTCTTGGAGTGTATTGTAGCCAATACTTTGTGCATAGTTCAATGCATCTGCTTCGTGTTTGAAGTAGGCTTCGCCATCTCCAAAACAATAGCCTTCGTTCATTCCTTCGTTTGTGGCATCACAAACCCTTGCAAATCCTTTCATAATCTCTAGTTTTTAGGGTGTACCAATCTGTTATTAATCTCTATCGGGATACATATCCTCCCAACCATCAATAGCTTTGTTGTTATAGTGTCGCTCCACCTTCTCTACATACTCTACTAAATCTACATAGTAATCATAGTCGGGGAACATTTCGTTTAACTCATTAGCTCGCTTTTCAGCCTCTTCTTTGGTTAAATCTGACGTGTGAATTTCGGAATAGCCATTCACAATGACCATTACATTAAAAGTGTGTTGTTCCATGTTGTTATTTATATAATAGTGTTTGATGAGTGCAATGATAAGCATGTAAGTAATAAAAACAATACGATAGTGTAACATTCATGGTATATTTATAGTATATATTAGTATTGTACAAGAAACACTATTGTTTTACATATAATACATATACTATCTTTGCTTTATTAATTTAAACAACTAAAAAACAACAACATGACAATTACATTCACAGAATCAGAGGCTATGGAATACTTCCATACTGCACTATGTAACGGCCTATTCTATTATGAAGGATACGGCATAGAAATTATCTACAACCCTAGCGACTACAAAGAAGCAAGGGCAAGACTACAAGCAAAGAAGCCAAACGAGGCAATTTGCTATGAGGATATCTATTGTGAAATATTGGAAGGAGGCGGAGCGCTGACAACCGTTGACAACGAGAACGGAGAAGAAGACAAGGTAATCACGAAAGCCGATGTTGTTACGCGCATGAGCCTTGTACCAACAAGACATTTAACAGACATGATATTGGAGAACGATGACGCAGAAACGGCCGACGTTGTTCTTCAGACAATATTCTTTGAGGACGTAATATTCGGGTAAGCCATGATACTCAACCCCGAACTTTTTGGGACTATCATAATAACCCCGAGCGCAACAAAGAAGAATCAAGCAACAGAAGAAGGGAGAAAGGCATTGGAGGAGTTGACCAATGCCCAACCCTCCACCATCTATCGAGGAGCGATAGCCCTAAGCAACAACATACAAGCAGAATGTAAGGACTGCAAAGGGATGAAAGAAGCAAGAGTACTACACCTTACCTACAAAAAAAACAACTACACCACATTAACCCCTATATGCTTATGCAAGTTTCAAACACAAAAACCTACACCAACCCTTCAACCCTTGCAGACTTCAAGAGAAGAATTAAAAGAGGAGTAATCCTACGCGGATGGAGATACGACCAACAAGGCAACCCACTTGATCTAGGGATCAGACCGATTGAGCTAGTTCAGAGCGATAGCTTTGCACTAGAAAGCAATATCGACGGAACAAGGAAGTTATCTTATTGCCACTACCCGAAGGCACACCTCATTGAATGGATTGACAAAAATAGTGTTCACATCTACCAAGAAGAAGCAGTAGGAAGATTCCCGACCATTGAAAAGCCTACCAAGAGAAAGATACTCACGTATCAGTTTTTGAATGGCTAAATCATGATTTCTTCATGTTCAAGCTAGACAAAGCTATTGCACATTGGCAGACTAATCCTCTGCCTTTTTTTTGCGCTTTACCATTTCATCATCCAACATACTAACGCCAGAACCCCTCATGGTAGCCTCATCGTATGTGCCTGAAGCATACACTTTGCCACGTTGTCGAGCCTTTTTGTACATCTCTTGTAGGTCAAGTTCAGCAGATAAATGCTCCTCCCCTTTTATACGATAGAAGGAGCCACGCTCAAGTTTGCCACGTTCCAATGGAGACAAAGCCTCAACTACTTTTTGCGAGACCAAGTACAACACCATTTCCCCACGTTCATTAATATAGTAATCTTTAAGAACCCCCTTACGTATAATAACAGAGACAAAAGAGCCGAAGGACTTAGTCTTGCTTTTTGCGTTAGCATTACTAACCTTATCGACGTCGACGATTGAAGACTCCTTAATTAGTTTCAACGTGAACAACCCCGAACCTCCATTCACTTGTATCGACGTTCCTATCCTAGAACCAAAGCATCGTACCAACAAACCCACATACTCCCACTCCCCACTCTTTACAGCATCATCAAACCAAGACTTGTAGTCAGCAGAAGGACTCATAAGCCGGTACAATGGTATTCGTAGCCTCTGACTAATCAATACCAAGTACATCATGTTTGGCATTGGTACATCCTCACGTTTCAAAGCCTCCTCATAGTAAATAGCTGACAATCGAACACCATCACACGAGGTAATCCTAGACCAATTAGCGAATGATAGACCTATTTTGGATAACGTGTACCTTAAGTTAAAAATAAACCATCTAAACTGCCCTCTGCACGTTATAATAGCCTCTTGGTAGTACTTGTTCTGATGAAAGCCTAACCTTTGCATCGTTACCATTGATTTATTATTTACCCTATTTGCGACTAGTGAAACGCCCATTTGTTACCATATTTAAGAGAATGAACGCCAAAATTAGCCATTCTGCCGTATAACTGCCAATCAGACTGACCGATATTGGCAAGAAACCGAGTTATGAGGGTAAAATAGTTGTCCTATAATCTACATTATGTTAAATAGAGGGTAAACCACCATGTTTTGTATCAACTGACTTAATGACTCCTCCCCTACTCCACCTGCTACTAACCATTGCAGGAAAACAGGGCGCACAATTCCACAATTCAAAGTTGATGAAGCCTTACATACGAACATGGCGCATGATTAAAGGACTGCAACCCAACACATTGAACCTAGTTGCATCGACTTTCTGCCCTTGCGTATTTTTTATGTACGTAGTAGGTGCAATCATGCCGGGGGGACTTTGTAAATTTTATCGTGATGGTGTAGATCGATAATATGATAACCTGTTTAAGCCCCTTATATGGTAGAGGCTATAAAAAAAGAGGGTATGGGGGTATAATTAGGCCAGGGGGTATTGTAAAAAACTTGGATTATGGGGGTACAAAATAACGGTATGCTATTTTATGTTCTAAAAGGGGTGTTTTCTCGGGTATTTGGAGACTTAATTTTGTAAAGTGCTGATAATCAATGGTAGTGTTTAGGTTAAAAAAGGGGTATTATTGGGGTTGGAAGAAAAGCTAAAGCATTGATACTCTAGGGTTGTGATAATACAAGTAAATTAAGGGGGTAGATTTTCAAAAATCGACTAGGAAGTTTCGGGTTTGGGGATTAGATTGGTGTTTCTATATTGAAGAGTTCTTTGGTGATAATATTTTGTGCTTGGTAAAGTTTGGCGTCGGCGATCATCTGTTTATGATGGTTATAAATATCTTTGGTATGTAGAGTTAGGAGAAAGGGTATAGCAGGATGGACGTTCATTGCTTTACATATTTTGTTGTATAGGGGCAATTGGAGGTATCTACACTTATCTTTTTCTAGTTTGCATAGGTAAGCCTGGGTAATTTCTGCTGCTAGTGCTACATCGCATTGTTTGAGGTTTCGTTGTTTTCTGATGTAGATAATAGCTTGTCCAAGCGTGTTGATGGTATCTTGCATAGGTAAGGTGTTACTTTTTTAGGTAGGGGTAGTTTAGCGTCTATTCTTCTTGCTGTAAACTGCAGGATTCTAATTTGGGATTGTAGCTCTTGTATTTGTAGTAGGATTTGGTGTTTAGCTTCTACTGATACTGGGGAGTAGTTGATGGCAAAGTAGAGTCCTAAGATAGCTTCGTCTTTAGCAAAGATCTTGTCGGTAACATTTTCATAGTCTGCTCTCATTTTATCCTTCCTCCTTCGGCAATTCCTATTCTTACTGCATCACTAGTATTTCTCAGTACATTGCAAAGAAGGGATATTGCATTGTGGATCTGATTACGTTGGCTAAGTTGCTCTTCTGTAGCTTGTTGCCAGTCTTCTACGTTGCATTTTAGTCTTATTGCATCAGCCACCTTTGAGATAAACGATGGAAAGGCTGCTTTGTTTGAGTGGAGCGCATATAACGATCCTGCCATCTTCTTGTAAGTGTCTCCACTATCGTTTCTGTTCTTAATCAAATGGTCAAATAGCCATTCGTAAACCTCAATCTTTAATTCTGGACTCATTGCTAACGCCATGTCAATAAACAATAAAGGATGCGCCCATGTATGTTGACCTCTGCCCCTAGCACTAATTTTTGCTTTTCCATGTTTCTTTTCTAGGGCTGCTATAAATTCTAGCGTATTTTTATTTTTAAGCCATTGAGTCGTATCAAAGGATTGTAGCCCATTAGCCATTCTCCACTTATTGCCTGCCCTGCCTAAGTCAGTCAGCGATAAGAATTCCGTTTTTGATTGTTGGTGAACTACTGTTCCTAATAATTCACGCTTCATTAATACTTCTGTTTTCATAAAGGTAGTTGTTTTATTTGCAAATATAAACAACCTTTAAATAGGTTCCTAATATTTTCTAATAATTTAATACCCTTTTTTAGTATAAAGCAATTTTTATATAAAAACCAAGGATTTTATGGTAATGCCTATTTTATAATCGTGATCTCTGTTGTCAGATCAAAGGAAGGGCCTTCTTCATCTTTTGTTTCAAACCATGGACTAGCTAATCGAGGAAACAAACAAATTTTGGTAGCTTGATCTTCAACAATTCTAACATAGTCTAATGAATTAAATCCGTTCCATATATTGGGCATCGACACTCGACATATATCTAAATAATACATTCCGTTGTCTAACCCTATATTGCACCTGTATTCTACTCCAGGGATAATTATAAAGTTGTAAATAGGCAACATGATCGTATTGCCCTTGCGATGGATATACATAAAAGGCTTATACATAAATTCAGGGGTTTGGCTGATCATATTTTTTACAGGAGCCTTTCTGATTCCTAGCCTTACGGAGTTTCTTCCAAACAAATCCGATATTCCTGCTACCTTATGGGTATAAGAGTCTTTGTCATCTAACGCCAATTGCTTGTCCCACCCATCCATCAAGGTAAAGGTAAATGACAATAAGTTTTTATTGGCTTTTTTTATTATTGGAGGGATGCTGCAATTGTTACCTTCGTAGATGATTGTTTTCATGTATGAGTTATATAATAGTTTATATTATTTACGGTATTTACGGTTTCGTTCGGAGGATTCATCAATTCAAAAGCCTCTTTTTCAAGCCTTTGTCTATGTAATACATCAACAAGTATTTCAAAGTCGTGTACATTTATCTTTTCTAACAAATGGTTATAAGCTGATAACGCACGTTGATAGCCTACTTCGTTTGTTGTTTTGCTGTTGTCTAATACTATACATAGCGCAGCTATGCAGGTAAAGGCATAATCAATCCCCATCTCTACGATAGGGAGTGATTCGTTGTCATCTAGCTCATCCATTATAGGGCTACTTGTTTTAGTTCAAATTCCTTAACTATCTCAATCAATGGAAAGCCTTGTCTGTCATCTACAAATGTGTCTAAAAAAGCATCTGTAATTTTCGGCAATGGCTCTCCTGCTAATTTACATAAATTAATTGCATAATACTGCTTCCAATAGAAGAACTGGCGTGTAGAATTCCTTCCACCCATCTTTTGATGATATACTGCCGTTGACTTTAGCTTTGCCTGCCAAGCGTTAATTTCTTCTTTAACTCCTGCAAGAGATGGCTTTTTCATAAAATCAATAAAGCCTTTTTCAGAAAGATAGGTCCCTAGATCAATGTCATCACAATTTGGGACGTCAGGGTTTTGATTGCCTAATGTCTTGATTAGCATGTCGGTTGTTGGTTTGCTTAAGTCTTTCCACCATCGTTGTAGTGAGGGCATTAATTGTTTTTCGTCCATTGTTTCTAGCGTAGGCAGAAACCATTCAGGCACTTGGTTTGGTGCTTCTAACAAGGCTTTCTTGTAGAAATCGTAGTTTGGTGTTTGTTCCATTACATTAATTGTGTTATAGTTTTATTATTAAATTTTTCGCTTATTCCAATCCAATTAGATACGTCCTCTGCATTTGCCAATGTTACTAGCTCATACGCTGAAACATCTAGTTTGTTAGCACGAATATACTGCATTACTGCCATAATATTAGCAGCCTCCCCTTGCCTATATGTTCCCACAATAGCCTCATGGATAGCTTGTAGCTTAGGATATTTGCTAAATTTCTCGTTGTCAATCAACTCCACCATCTTCCGGCAAAGGTCAGCATCAAACATGCAGTTGTATAATACCCATCTTGCAGGATTACCTTTGATAGATGTCTTTTGTAACGTAAACTGCGGAGATAAAGTCTCCCAATATTGATTAGGTGTCATAATTAAAATATGTCGTCTTTAGCAAACCCATGAGACATGTTAATACCTGGATCTGAATTGTAAAATTGGTTAGTTCCCATATTGCAATATCCATAAACTACAATCTGAGCATCGCCATCCCTATTCTTCTCAATGTGATACCCAATTCTATTTCTAAAAGATACTCCATTCTCGTCCCTTGCCTCACTATCGTACACTTCTGGTCGATGCAGTAATATTACCGTATCTGCAGCCTCTTCAATACTCCCCGAATCTTTCAGATGGTAGATCTTGGGTTCTTTGTTGTCTGTTTTTACCGACTCTCTGTTTATCTGACACAAAAGAACGATGCAGATGTCTAGTCTTACTGCCAATGCTTTAAGTTCATTCACAATCTCGCCTAGCGCATTTGCCTTGCTCCCTTTACTCTCGTCAGTCTTCATAATTTGCAGGTAATCAATCACTACCAACTCACATTCAGACTCAAAACGCATCTTTGACAATACCCCTCGAAGCCTAAATAAGTCAATTGCTCCTGTATATTCCCTCACAAAACTATTATTCTCTATCTTATAGGCTGCATTAACAAGCAAATCCCTTTCCTTATCGTTAATATGTCCGCTTTTAAGACGCTGATAATGAATGTCAGTCTCTATCGACAATTCTCTTCTATTCATTTGCGCCCTAGTCATCTCCATTGAAACAAACCCACATTTAGTCCCTCTCTTTTGAAGAGTAGCAGCTACCCACATAGCAAAAGCTGTCTTTCCTTGTCCACTACGTGCGCCAATAATGTTTAATGTACCCTTCTCATATCCTCCGTTCAAATGTTTGTCTAAGTTTACTAACCCTAATGGAATTGCATTTGTCGACTTGCCATCTGCAGCAGCAAAAACTTCACTAATAGTAGAATGGATCTCATGTTCCTTTGTAGTAATAGAAACCCCAATTGTGTTGATGCGTTCTAGCTGCGTTATCGCCATTGAACAAGCTCCTCTGCTGTCTGCCGTTAAGTCCATTGAGTTTTCAGAGATCATACTTGCTATCCTGCCTAATTCTCGATGTCTGTAAAGCTCCACCAATGCATCATATTGATGCTCAAAGCTTCCAGTAGTTTGCGCAACTATCTTAAACTTATTGATAGTAGCAGAATTTACGTTAAATCCTTTCTTTTTTAACTCAATAGATAGATAAATAGCCTCCGGAACAGAAGTAATATCCTCAAATTTCTTGCAGATGCTCCATATAGCCTTGGACAATGGACTAGTAAAGATATTATCATCAATTGCACCTAAAGCCTTGTTAAACAATGTTCTTGAAGATAATAAATGTCCTATTAATACTGTTTCTACCTCCTCGGAGTTTAGTTGATTATTCATAGACTCTTCTTTTTGGTTCTGATGTTGCAGGTTTATTTTTTAACAAATGCATTGGTAGCCACGCTCTAAAATGTTGGCGCATGTCTGTTTCGTTTGCCCAAGTTTTATGCATGCCCGAATTATCAAAAACAAATTTGTCAAGTAAAATATAAATATCCCTATTTTGTTTATAGTTATTTTTTGCTAATACGTCAATAAATGTTTCATCGTTCTTTAATTTTTTTAAAACTTCATTACAGTTTTTAGAATCTATTAAAGTATTGATAAGTGTCGACGTTGGCGTACTCTCTTCTTCTTCTCCTCTCTTCTCTTCTCTTCTCTTCTCTTCTATATTGCTTTCATTCGCTTTCATTTCGCTAACCGAAAGTAAAGCGGTCGGTTTTTGTCGCTGAGTATCAGCATGTTTAGACTTTGGCCTTCCCCCTAATTTGCCATTATCTGCATTTGTCTTACTAAGTTTATCCCTTTCTTCAAGTTGCTCGTCTAAAAATTTAATTCTAATTAAACCATCGTCGTTTACCAAAATAAACCGTTCGGTTAAATTCGCTAACCGTTCGCTTTTATATCGTTTCTTTATATCATCAATAGTCAAAGCGCCTTGACGATGCCAATACGTAGCGCATATATTTATAAATAACCCTTGGGTTTCCAAATCTTCATAAACAATATCGCCTGTAAGCCATTCTGCTGAATAAAATTTAAAATAAGGTAAATTTTTAGCCATAATACATTTAATAACAAAGCCTTGAAAAACAGAGTTAGGATTATCAGTCCCTAGAAACGTGTAGTTCGTTTCGCTCTGCCTTTCAAGGCTCTTAATTTCTTTACTACATTTTAAGCAGTTGATTAGTCTGCTTGGCAAACATAATTAAAAATGACAACCATCCAAATAATTGTTAATAAAATTTATGTCCGAACATTAATTTCCACATCTTCATAATAAACCCTTCCATCACGTCCTCTTTTTAAAACCCTGGTAGTCAATACTTGTTGCGACTCTGTTACTTTTTCTCTTGCTCTGCGTAAGTCTTCCTCATAAAGCTCACAACCAATCATAGCATCTGCAACGTCGGTATTTAACTGCAAAAAGTTCTCTAAATCACGCATAATTAGCTCAAAGTCCTGCCGATCTACATGACTTAATAAGAACTTAAAGAAAATATCATTAGCCCTAGCGCCAGTTTTGTTTTTGTACCAACCATATTTCCTAGAAGTCTCATATTTAATTCCAAGGTTAATCGGTTTTTTGGCAAGTAGGTGCAAAGCTCCTGCATCTTTGTATTTAGTAAAGGCTACCTCTCCTCTGTTCATCTCAAGCATACTTGGTGCGCCAAAATAAAAGTTTTGTAACATCGTTTTTTGTTGATAGGCAAAGTCAGCATCCATTGTTCGATCAAGATAGATGGCTACATATTTTTGCTCCACCCTATTTTTGATGACAAGGCAATCACTAGAACCTTCGTCAATATCGGCATCTCCATAAGGTATTGGATCATTACCTGCTATGTACGGATAAGTCAATTGTCCTTTTAGTCCCCCTTTTGGAAGTTGGGTAATAAAAAAATTACCTTTATTGTTAGGCGTAGCCACAATGTCGCCATGCATACCATACTCTAAGTCATAAGTAAAGCATGGCAAGACACTTTCAGCCCTGTTAAATATCTCACGAGAACGCACCTCCACCTTTTTCATGATGTTTTCAGGCAACTTGCCTTTACCGGAAGAAGAAACTACCTCTTCAATGGTCAATGGGTAGTTCTTGATACGAGCCTCTAACCTACTTTTGTCCTCTAGCTTTTCTAATAAGTCTCTTTCACGTAATATAACCTCGGTAGCAAACTTCTCATTGTTCCATCCGTTTTGTGTACCTGGGATCTGCGTTATCTGACCTTCTTCATTTTCATATTGTGTCATCGCCATCCATGCAGGAACCATAATTACTACGGTCCTACTTGCATCTTCCCCTACCTTGATAATATCACGAAGTGCATTTAGACTAGCTTGCGGAATGTCCTTTTCTACCGTTCCTCCCCACAAAAGATTACCAACCCTCAACATACCTTTCTCTAAAGTAGGATATAAAGAATCAAGTAAGGCAACCCTATTAGTATGCAAAGGAAACTCATCAAGAAAAACATACAGCATCCTTGCTACTGAGAAAGAGCTAGGATTTTTTACAGTCTCGGTACAGAAAATATCAGGAAACACAGCCTTTTCGTCCCCATCTTTAGTGACTATATTCTGTATTACTTGCAGGTAAGAATGGTTTTTAGTTTGCGACAACGATTTCTTAGTGAGCGCAATATCAGGATCTAAGCCATCCCAAAAAGGAAGCGTCTTCTCTTTAAACATCTTACTAATACGATCAAGGTCGCAACTAGTCATCCCTGTATGGCAACCAGGATTAGTCTGTATAAAGTAAAAAGGAAGACAGCCTGCCCCAATAGACGTTAATCCAAACTCTCGTCGTTTAACAACCCCCACATCATACCTTTTGTCAAATCCATACTTAATCTGCTCAAATACTATCTCATCAGCCTCTCGCCAATGCGGACGAATAGGAGATCCATAGTTATCTTGAATCCAACCCTCTTGAATGTAAAAATAGTGCATGCCCGATAGTCCTGCATAACCCTCTATCCACCTTTTTTCTTGAATATCCCAATATTTGCGCCTTTCAGCACCAGTATTAAAAGTAGGCTTAGGCACTCTGACATATTTGGCCGGCCTTTCGTTAATGTGATTATGTATATGGAAAGGAGTTTCTATCATATATTAATAGACTAAATTAAGTTTATCTTCATAATATCTTCCATACTACAATGCCATTATCACTCGCATTAGTACTTTTAATTGTAAAACTTACACCATTCACTATCTCGTCAATGTCAACGTATAAATGTCCTATCGCTGTTGCCGTTGATTGCTTACGTGATAACACTACATTCTTACCTGCATTGGTGTTTGTTACTGTTGCACGACCAAGAGCAAGTTGTATTTCTCCTTCTAATGCATCATTGACGATTACATCTTCAAAGTAAACTGATGAAACTAACTCTAATGTCCCATCTTCATTCTGTTGCCACGTTTCGTTATATCCCATCTTTATGAATTTTTAAACCAAACGAATGGAACGTTGGCTTGGTTAGTTGTTGAGTATGCACCAAATGGATTTGGCAATGCTGTAAATGTTAAGCCTTTTAGAATTGCAGTTACCGTTGTTGCTACCAATGTTGCGTTACCGATACCAGCCAATGATGATATACCTGAACTTGTTACGCTGATCGTTGCACTACTGAATATAGCGAACCAATACTTACCCACTGGCAATACTACTGGACTTCCAAGAGTAACGCTCTTAGATCCACTTGAAGTGATGTTGATGTTAGATGCTGATGCTACTAAGTTGTTAGGCTCACCAAGTGAATTGCTATCGTAGATGCCTATGTTAGCCAATGCACCAGGTACGCCCGATGTAGCAATAAATCCTATATCTGTGATTGTTGTTGCCTCTGTAAATCGTACTGCTAAAGCATAGATGTTATTCAATACCAATGAACCAGTAGCTAATGAGAAACCCAACTCTGATGGTATGTGCCATCTGTTCTTGATTCTTAATGGTGATAATGAGCTATCTTGTTTTAAATTTAAAGCAGTCTGTTGAGCAGTACTTACAGGCTTGTTAACATCGCTAGTGTTGTTAACGTCTCCTAATCCAACTTGTAACTTAGTGACTGAATGGGGATTAGATAAATTGGCAACGTGTGTACTTAAGGCGCTAGATGAAGCAGAATCCCCTTCAGTAATAGCCGTTTGCAATGAAGCGGATGTTTTTAACAACAAAGCCTGCAGCGCATTATCATTCTCTAAGCGAATGTTTGCCTCTTTTTTAATGTTTATTCGTAATACATCAAGGTCTCTCATGTTAATTTCTTTCAGGCATTTTTCTAGTCATAGCGCCTTCTATCTTGTTATCTGAAGCAAAAATGTCGCTTTTTGAAACTACATTTTTTGATTTTTCTAACATTTCAAATAGCTTAGGCGATTTTTCAATAAGAGTTATAAACCTGCCAAAGATAACGTCATCTTTCTTGTTATTTAAAAGTAGCGTACAATCAGCATTTCCACTTAAAAACAAATTAATGTCGTTTCCAACAGCTATTGCAGCCTTGGTAATTTGATTTTTTAAATGGGAAGAAGCGTCTATTTTAGCCTCTAGCATAAGACCTTCGGTAATTGACAAAAGCTTTTGTATGGTCGGATTTTCTTCGCAAACAAGACTAATGTCCTCCATTTCTTGTGGAGTAAACATTGATTCAATAGCCATTTTGTGTTGATAATTAGTTTGGTGTATTGCAAAGATAAAATAGTTTTGTGTTAATTTCATAGATTTGTAAACAATTGTAAAACACATACCATGGACTCTAATAGTACCTTAATGCCAGACTTGTTCGACTGCTCAATGCCGGATCTTACAGGACCACCATCACAAAGGGACGATAATTTTTATAAAAAAGCTATTAGACACTTTAGCAAGTTTTACAATCCAAGGCTGCAATCTTTTGAGTCCGACGAGACTCCTTATTACATGACCGATCTTGAACAGATAAAAGAGAACTTCTCTTATATGTATGCAAGACAAAGCAATAAAGACTATGCTTATATGGCAACCGATGGCGTTACTAGAAAGCAAGATAGTCTAGGTATTGTGCCCGGAGGAAAGGTTTCACAGATTGTCGAATGGATGCGTGGTAAGTTCCAAGAGATGATTAACAACATGGAGTTGGAGGCCATATCTATTTCGCAGGATGCCAAAACAAGAGAGACCAACATGTTTGACAAGGTTATGCTATCTTATCTGTTAAAGCCTGAATTATCACAGTTAGCACAAGAAGGCGTAGACTTCATGCCTGCAGGACCAGACTTTAAGCCTGAAATATCAGAAGACGTTTATCGATGGATGGATCGTTCATTTTCAGCTAAGATGCAGATAACATCAAAGTATATCGCGGACGATATTTTATACAACAACCATTACAAACAACTTTTCTTACGTGCAGCAACACACGTTTTAGTGGCAGGAAGGGCAGGAATAGAGGCTATTGCAGAAAAGGGAAAGATGAAGCTTAACCAAATTCCTGCATGGCAGCTAATTACAGATACTAGCGTAGATGATGACTTTAACAGAAAGGCAAGGTTTGCAGGATATGTAACATACATGACTCCTGTAGAAATCTTTAGCCGATGGGACGACTTTTCAGTAGCCGACAAAGAGACTATTAAAAAACTTGCTAATGGAGACACGTTAAGCGACCAAGGCGAGATCACATATACCTCGTTTAACTCAAGTCACTCCAACTTTAACTGGTGGAACAGACACAAGGGAGGAGATATGGAAATTGCCGTTGTTAAGATGTACTTTAAGTGTACAGAAGATGCCAACTACAAAAAAAGATACGATAGATACGGCAACCCTCATATTAAAAAGCAAGACTATCAAACTAAGACAAGCTCTTACACCTACCAAGGATGGAGACAAGGCGTGCTTATTGGCAATATGTTCTTACGTGATGCAGGCGAAGTGCCAAATAGAGTTGGAAGCGTCGGCTGTTTTGATGAAAGCGACTGCCCACTAAAGATATTCATGCCAAATATGAACCTTGGCGAAAACAGAAGTGTAACTGACAAGCTAAAAAAACACCAAGATAGAATAGACGCCTTCAGAAGAAAGCTAACAGACAACGCAGCAAAGCTTGGAGGCAAGGGAATTGTAATTAACGGATCTGTTTTTGGAATTAGAGAAAACGACAAGGTAGTTGCTGATTTAAAAAGAGATGGCGTTTCAGTAATCAATGCTGAATCAGGCGAACCAGGAGAGGCTTCTCCATTTCAAGGTGCAATCATGCCTATTGACATGTCGGGAGATCCTAACATGCGTTATTATATTGACCTTATACGAGAAGAGGAGCGTAACATGGAAGAAATATCCAACATTCCTAAGATAGCACAAGGAACACAAAGCGGATATATAGGCGCAGGAGTGCAAGACAGGACATTAGCACAATCAGCCCTTGGCACAGCAACGCTATACTATGGATTTATAGAATGGGTAAATTATTTAATGCAATATAGCGTAAATGTGGCCAAGTATGCGATGACAGCAAGTAATGACGACTACCATGCACGACTTAAAATAGGAGACATAGGCTATAAGTACGTACATATTACACGAGAGCTAAGGCTAGAAGAGGTAAGTGTATGGTTTAAGGTGCAAGACGTAATCGACGAAAGCGCAAAAGGAAGAATACGAGCATACGCACAAGCCTTTAGTCAAAACCCTGAATGGGGAATAGATCCACTTGACATATTGGAATTGGAGCGAGCTAGAACGTGGACAGAGATGATTAACAACTTGGAATACAGCCTTAAACGAAAAAAACGAGAGATGGCGCAGCAAAAGGTATATAATGATATGTTGGCGCAAATTCAAAATGAGCGAGCGCAATCAGCTCAAGCAGAACAAGCTCAGTTGCAATCAGAAACAAGCAGGGCAAATACACAAGACAAAATACAGGGAGACATTACTAAAGAGGCTATAAAGCAAAATCCCGAACTTGTTAATTAACTATACGAATAATATACAAAATATTTATTAAAAACATAAGTACGCACATCTCAATCGTTTATAGATTTGAGGACATAACGAACACCACCAACCATGAACATTAAAATTAACAAACAATTATCCCCTGGAGTAGAAGGCGATATTACAGACGTTCTTGATAACTATGGAGAGTCTTTAATACAAGGAGACAATAGCCCTGCAACTGAACGACAACAGCAAGCCCCCTTTAACATTACCGAAGAAGGTCCTGTTAAAAAGGACATGCCAATACAGCCTCAAAGAGCCGAAGTACTTAACTTAGAAAATGTCAATAATGAGCCGTTAGGCATTGAGACAGAATTTGAGACACAACAGTACAACCCACAAAACTTCGACTCTTTAGATGATTTAGAAAATGGAATCGACGTTACTATTGACAGCCACAACCTAACACCCGAAGAAGTAGAGGCTAAGAAAAAGACTGCGGAGCGAGAGGCAAAGATTAAAGCATGGGAAGAGTTTCAGCCATTTATAGAAACGGATCCGTTTGTACAGTCTTATATAGAATGGAAAAAGGCAGGAGGAACATCATTTTCAGAGTTTGTAGAAAGTGTAACTGGCGACGACCTATCAAAACTATCAGAGGAAGATATATTTTCATTTGCAGTAAGGAATATTGATGGTATCACAGACGACGACGAGGCAGAAATGGCACTTAATGACTATTTGATGATGCCCGACAACCTTCGTGCAAAGACTAAAAAGCAAATCTTACAAGCAGCAGACAGCGTTCGTGTAGAACGAGTAAAGCAACTTGGATTAGACATAAGAAAAACAGAAGAAATTAAAAGAGAACACCAACAAAAAGGACATGTAGAGCTTGGGAGCTTCTTAAAAAAAGTGGAGGGGAAATCGTACAATGGATTGGTTATTACGCCAGAAATGAATGCGAAGATCAAAGACAAAGTGGTAAAAGACTTTGCCTATTATGACACCCGAGAAGGTTACAAGGTTAAAGAATCTTGGGACTACCATTTTTGGAAGATGTATGCAAAAGACGTTATCAACGTTAATGCTAGCCAAAAACTAAATGCCGGAAGAGAGGAAGTTCTCGAATCAGTGATTAGACCTAGCGCAGACACAATACCACGAAACAATTCAATGGCTTCAAGATCGCAAGACGACGAGGAGTACAGAAGAGCATCGTCAGACTTTGCCAACGAGCGATTAGGTTAATCTATAAAATTAACCAACTAAAAACTAAAAAAAATGGGTGCAGTAAGTAATCTATCCTTAGCCGACAACCTTGTGTTGAAGATGCTAAATGATCCGGAGCGCAGCGATGTCGTTTGGGGATCTGACCTTGGATATAATAAAATCCAACAATTAACCGACCTTATGAACAAAAAGGCAGGCGGTTCAAAAAGAGTTTACCAACAAAAGTTTGAGATGTACAAACTTGGTAGCTTAGAAATTACACAGGCTATTGGAGCAGCAGCTACAACTTCCGGTGCAGCATCAGGTAACATCATCGTTACTTTGGCACAACCAAACAATAACTTTCGTGAGAGAGATATTATCGCAGATACAAACATGGTTCAAGGTAAAATTGAGCGTGTGTTGAGTGCTACGCAGTTTGAATTATCGCCATCTACAACAACTTGGAACACATCATTACACTTTACTAATGGCTCTTATGCTAAGGTATTGTATGATGCTTCTCCAAACAGAGGAAGTAGAGGTAAGTCAAGCCTTACGGTAACTCCGGATTCTGATTTCAACTATACAGGTGTTTCTCGTGAGAGCAATCACATGTATATTGCTGATGGAATTAAGACTTATCCTAAATATAAAGGTAAATATTGGTACACTTCGCATCAGACAATGACGCTTCAACGTTTTGCAAAGAACGAAGAGAAGAGATCATTATTCTCTGAAAGACGTATCTTAAATGCAGGAACTCCACAAGAGACCTACACAACTGGAGCATTACGTTGGAACATCATCAACAATGGTGGTACTTACTTGCCGTTAACAGGAAAGATCACTCGTGATGAGTGGCATGACTTCTTAAACAGCATGATGCAAAAGACTACAAACAATGGTCGTAGAATTGTAGCGTTAATGGGCCAGCAGTTTATGTCTGACTTACAAGACCTTAATCGTGATGCTATCACATACGCAGGTAACCAAAGCACTTTCGGTGGATTATCGGTAAAAGGATTTGACACACGCATGTATGCTTCTGCAGGCATGGAGGTTGAGTTTGACCGTTACCCATTATTTGATGATCCTGAGTTCTTCCCTGAAATCAGTAACATCACAGGAAAACGTCGTTGGTCAACATCTTGTTTATTGCTAGACTTAACTCCAATTGAGTCAGCAGATGGACCAGGAGAAATGGTTGCTCCAATTCAAAAGCGTCACTTCGGATCAGTAGAGACTCGTATGAAATACCTTCCGGGTATGATGAGCCTTGAAGAGATGAACGATGATCGTGCTGCAGAAGTAATGAAGTCAGGAGATTTCTCTTTAGCGGTAAGTGATTTGGATGCTTGTCAATTCGAGCTTTATCGTAATTCTGGTTGGTACATTATACCTAAGAAGTTAGGTTTAATTGAATTAATCGACTAATCAATTTAAAATCTAAAAAAATAGGAGGAAAATAATAATGGAACAAAAAACTTATGTTCTTAATAGTGTTGCGGCATCAGCAGCCGACATCACATTAGCGGGAGGTATTCTTACCTTCACAGGAAATGACGCTGGATTAAAAGTAGCTGTAGATTATCTATCGCTTGACCGTCCGGTAATTGCTCGTGTAGCGCCAGTAGCGGAGACGTTACAGGTATCTACATTTACCTACACGTTTGCGGTAAATAAAGTTTTTTCTTTTAATATCATGCAACGTGTGGATGATGAAAACTTGCAAGCTACAATATCTGTAGATTCCACTAACCCTGGATTATCAACAGATGCTCTAGTGCAGGCAGCTTTCATCAAAAAAGCAACAGCATTTGGCTTTAAAATTACCCCAACTTCAGCAGCAGGGGTAATAACGTTAACAGCGCAAGCAGGATATCCGAAGTTTAAGATAGTAGCAATCAGCAATGGTGTAGCTGCTACAACAACTGCAGGGGTAAATGCTATCGGCGACTTCGCTGACGTTGTTGCGCAAGGCGGAACGCCAACAGTTGGAAATACGTACTCAAAGTATGAGTTTGTATCAAGACGCCTTGGCGGAGAGATGTTTGGAAAACAAGCATCAGCAGACACAAGAAAAGACATTTGGTTTATTAACAATGGAGATGCCGACGCAGCAGCGTTGTACACTCGTGTTAACAACTACATTGCAGGTCTTGACAATGCAGGTACAGCTCCAAATCAAGAAGGATTTAGCGGTAACTAAAAAGAGTGAAAAGGGATGGGGGATAATATCCCCTTTCCTTTTTTTAATTAAGCACAACAAACAAAAACACCAATAACCATGAAACTACAAGATTGTATTATTAAGCCAATCAACGAAAGTGACGCTACCGTTCCGGGCAGATACTTTGACCTTAAAGAAAGGCAAGCTGTTTTTTTAACGACAAGCTTTAAGATTAGAAAAGGAGAGCTTTTGCCAGGAGAACACATGTGGAACTTATTTCTTCCACACAAGCAAAAAGCAGGGCATAGATTCCAATGGGATCAGTCAAACCCTGAACACGAAGGGTCGATATTAAGAACCTTTCTCATGCGCCATACGCTTATTAAGGTAGAAGGCTATGATAACCCTAACTTAAGGTCAGAAACGTTCTCACTTGTCGATCAGTTGTCGGTAAATGAAGATATGTACGACAGGGTAAAAGAAGTTAACCGCATGGTCAACATCATCAACTCTATGTCGTGGGAAGAACAGAAAGACGTTTGCTATTCATTTGGAGGAAACCCTACCAAGCTTACAAAAAGAGAGCTGTACCTTGACTTAATACATCCTATTTCGGGACGATTAATATTTCAAGACCTTGCTGCAAGTCCTATTATTGATAAATGTGTAGACTTCTTAAATAAGTTTGGAAAAGACAACTTAAATGAAGCTACTCGCATTGAGACAATTTGCAAAAAAGCAATTATACTTGGCATTATTGTTAGAAAGGCTAGCGAGTCAAGTACTATCTATTTGCTTGATGGAGAGACCATTGCTAACTCAGAAGAGGGCGTTATTGCGTACATGCAAACCAACAAAAGTAAATACGAGAACCAAGTAAAGAAAGTTGTTGAGATGAAAGATTTGTATTCTGAACCGGAAGACTTAGATAGTCAGCCATCACTAGGCACGTTTGCGGATGCTGCAAAAAAACTAGATAAGGGCAAAACTCCTCCTGCAATAAGAACAGGAAATACAGAGCCCCCTGCTGACAATGTTTGGACCGTAGAGCAACACGAAGCGCTAGTAGCACAATACGAAAAGACAAAAAGAACGCCAAAAGCTAAAGAAGAAAAGGCGCTACTGCTTGATAAGATGTCGGATCTAATAACAACAGCCGAAGAAAGCCTTGAAAAGCAAGGGATAAAGTTTGATATATCAGGATTCGCCAAAATTCCTGCATAGTAAGTAAGAGTGTATTGGCATATTCGGGTTTGGTGATCCGTTCGTGCTTGGTAATTTGCAGGACTTAGTTCCTGCATTTTACTTTTTATTTATATCTTTGAACAAACAAGCGAGATGTTAACAGGAGACGAAATACTACGAATCTTTAAGCTTAAGATTGACAGATCCTACACAGGCTACATTGATACGCCTAAGTTAAATAGACTATTAAATATTGTTGTCACAAAGCTTATTGACGACAAGGTTTCTTTGTATCGGCAGAACCAAAAAATAGCGGATGAAATACAGCCATTAGTAGTTTATAAAAAGCCTATAAACATTAATAACAACAAAGTTCCAGTAAAAAACATGTCTATCAAGGCAGTTAGTATTGCAGGACTAAACGTTACGCTAACAGTAGAGAACGAAGAGCATAACTTAAATGTTGCTGATACAATTACACTAAGCAATATTGCCTTATCAGGGCTTACAGGGCTTAACGCCACAGGAACAATAACTATTAAGACTACAAACTCTTTAACATTTGTCAATACAGGAGCAGTAGCAGGAACGTATATTGCCAATTCTTTAGAGATGTCCTCTCCAAAATTTTTAGGAGACTATTATAGACTATTAAACTTAAAGTGTAACTTTTCATCGGTAGGAGCAGTAAATTTTATTACAGGAATAAGCAGAATAGCTGAACTTGGCAATGCTTTTGGGAAGGCTACGACAAGATTTCCAAAGGCTGAATTATCAAACAACTTTATCTATATTGAGCCATCAACGGTAACGTGTACAAGCGCAGAAGCGTATTACATTAGAAAGATGCCAAAAGATATCGATACGTCAAATAGCGTATATGATTATAGCTTATTTTTGAATGACAAGATGATAGATAAAATTACAGATGACGCAGCCCTATTTTGGGCAGGGTACGTAAAAGATCCTGAAAGCTTTAAAATACAAGAGTCAATTATAATTGATAACCCTTAAACATTAAAAAATGAATTCTTTACCACAAACACAAAAGACGTTAAGCGAAAGAATGCGAAGTAATGCAGGAGCGCATATTACAAATTCAGACCTAAATATGCTTTGTCAAGAGATTGAGGCTTTAAGTGGAGATTATACTACAACGTTTGTTAATTTATCGGCACAAGGAACCACATCAGCTACAACGGCAATTACAAGATATGGCGTAAACGTATTTACAACAGTAAATTCTACAAATTACGCTGCCATTTTACCGCAGCCAATAACAGGAAAAACCGTAAAGATTGTTAATAGAGGAACAACAACACTTGCATTGTACCCATCAAATCCAGGAGGGCAAATAAACATGTCGTCAGTTAATGCTCCTGCACAAATACCTCCAGATGGAAAGCTATATGAATTTATCTGCATAGAAAACCCTTTGCCAGGGGCGTGGACATGGAATCCTCCTGCAACGGCACAATACGATAGCGGAGATGTAACATCTAATATTACATTAGGCTCAAATGCCGTAATTAGTGCAATAGACACAACAACAAAGATTGAAAATCTAGGATTTTACGGAACAACAGGATGGGCTTTTAATGGCAAAAACCAACCTCCTATCTTTTTTGGAGGCACATCTCCAACTGCTGCTGCTGCATTTAAGCCTGCAATTGGATGGAATGCTATTTCAAAAGTAAAGGTTTATACTAATATGAGTGCAACTAATCAAAATGTTACATTTGGATTAAGTTCAGGTGCAGGGTTCAATTATTATGATCCTGCTAACGGAAATTTTGTAACTAGCGGACCATCAGGAGGCGGTAATTATGGCAACCCTTCAACTCCAGGTAATGCAGGTCTTTATGGTTACTGCAACCAAGCGGTTACAGGAGCGACACTTGCACAAAATCAACTTACAACAAATGTAGGCGACCCAGGAACTTGCTTTGGGGAGTTAACATTTTTTGGAGGAGGCACATCTATTGGAGGCGGAATAGATTCTCGTTTAGGAGATTTCTATAACGGACCAATCGCTAACCCATTTTTAATATCATACCCAACAATACCAATTGTTGATTCATGGTTCACTGGCTATATAAACTTTCAAATTCAGCCAAGAGTAAATTTAACAGGGTTTAAATTCAGATTTTTTTTAGAATATTATTAAACAATATTATTGGGAAAAATAAAACTATATAAATAAAACCTTAAAACTTAAAATCATGCCATACAAACAAACAAAAGTAGCAGCTAAAAAGACTGTAAAATCTGCTCCAAAAAAATCAGCACCAGTAAAAAAGCTTGCAATCAAAAAGACTGTAAAGCCAATGGATAGCTTTAAAAAAGACAGTACAAACTTTGCTAATCAAACAGATAGCATTATTTCCCCTATGCTAAGACAACTTAGAAGCGGAAACTCATCTTCGATAGATTCAGCAAGAACATCAGCTAAAAATCTTGAAGAAAAAATGAAGGAAATGAAAAAAAAATATCCTAATAAAAAATTTTATTAATACTTAAAAAAATAAAAATCATGGGACAAGACTCAAAAACCACTATTGTAAAGCAAAAGCAAGGTAAGAAGAGAAGTATGGTGCAAACTCAAACAGAAATACCTGTAAAAAGAGGTTCTGGATGGGAAAACATTCCTGAAAATGCTACATCAAAGTATGTTAAGAATGTTGTTAAAACAAAAAAAGACGGAAAGATAATTAAGTATAAACGAAAATCAGAAGAATATACTCCATTACTACCTGGAATGTCTCAAAATAAAACTAAGAGTGTAGTAAAAATTAACAGAGTTACAGGTAAGGTAAAAGCTAGAACAAAATAACATGGGAACTACTAAAACTGTAAAAAGGATGGATGCTAACGGCAACTTTCAAGATACAAAACAGACAAAAGTAGCTACAGTAGGTAAAAGAAAGCTATATGAAGAAACACCTATCTATGGAAAAAGAAAAGCAGGAAAATCGCCTGTTGGTATGGGTGGCACAGGAGGCGGAGGAAAGTCTGTAACAGGAACATCAAAAGGTAAAAAAACAGATAGCATTGGTAATGGTGCAGGATGCGCATTAACAGGAGATTGTAAAAAACCAAAAAGAAAAAGAATAAGATAACTTTTTAAAACTTAAAATCATGGGACAAGATCCGAAAACTACTATTTTAAAGCAGAAACAAGGTAAGAGAAAAAGTAAAGTGCAAACTTTAACAGAAATACCAACCTCAAAAAACTCTCCTTATCCAGTACAAGATTCTTTAAGTAGAGTTACTACAAATGTGGTTAAAGTAAAAAAGGGTGGAGCTGAGGTTAAGTATAAAAGAAAGACTAGAGATATTACTCCAAGTCCATTTTCAGGAGGAGCGCAGAAGAAGACAAAAAGTACAGTTACTATTAAAAGAAAATAATGGGCTACGATTCAGCAATGTCAAGAGCCGAAGACTTAGTAAGGTCGGTAAGCGGAGGTGTAACAGATATAAGCAATAAATATGAGCCTGACTACATGCTCTATTTATTAGACTTGTTTCGTGCAGCAGCCATATCCGAACTTTTTAACAGCAAGGGCAGAACCTTTAGCCTTCATTATTCGCTGATGCAAGAATACGTTTCTGACAAAGATGATAGTATTCAAGTTGTAGATCCAATAAAACAAACATATTGCGCAGTAAGATTTGATGTTCCACAAATATTAATGATTAATGAGTTAATAAATGGAGTTGGTTATGTAGGCGGAACAGACGGACTAAGCCCATACAGGGTAGTAAGATCAAGGCAAGAGTTAAGCGAACAATATATGCACCCTATAATGAAGCCTAGCTCAGAAAGGGTATATGTATTAACAGATGCTAACGGCAACTTTGAGGTCCATGGCAACGATGCTATAAACCAACTATTAATTAATGCTGCGTTTTCACAACCAACGCAAGTGCCAGGTTTCAATGTAGACCTTGACAGATATCCAGTTGATGATGCTGTTATGGCCCGAATGAAGGAAATTGCAAGAAAGCTATCTTTAGATTATATAGCAGGAACACCGGAAGATAGAATTCAAGACTTCCAAGTACAACTATCAAGACTTAAACAGCAAATTGTAATTAAGTAATGTCACAAGGAATATACGATACTATCACATACGATCAGGTTCTTGCTTTTACCAAGAGAACGCTGCTTATTAGTGGAACTACGGAGCATGATGCTTTGTTAGAAACGCTACTTAATGAAGCAGTAGGACAAATTAACAATCTAAGGATGGTAATTCCTCGATCATGCGTGAAAGACATTACCAATGGAAATCTTATTAAGCTACCAAACGGATTTAACAAACTAATAGGATTACGTTTTATCAAAGAGACAGCAGGCCAATCAGAACAAGAGGGCAATAATGCACAAATGATAAAAGGACACGATTATTTATTTGAAGACTTGGTATATTTGAATTATAAGTGGATGCTTGATTGTCAAGTAGATACCACATCTATACACAACAACCTAGATTATAAAGGTTTTTTTGATATTAAAGATGGATATATTGTATTTCAGTCTACCGTAGCAGACGTATATTCACAAGCTCAAATAGCCTTTAGCGGAACAAATGTAGATGAAGATGGTAAGTTTATCATCTATTCTGATTATGAAAGAGCAATACGCAACTATGCAGCAGCAGAGTTTGCAGAGTTGTTTCCTGATAAATATACGCCATCATTTGTAGGTACTAGACGTGCTACATGGACTGCGCAAAAGAAATTCTTAAAAGGAAAGGACCAAGAACGCCATTGGGAAAATAACAAATTCCAAATTCAAAAGATAATACATAGCTTTTTTATTGATGAGTACGTAGCACCCGGTATGCCATAATGAGATCTCAGTCAGTACGCCTCAATCCATTGGGAGGAATGGATAGCGATTCGGAAATACTTAAAGTTAATAACGGAAAGTATATATCAGCAGAAAATATTCGCCAATTAACTGACGAAGGACAATCTACTTTTAGCGTACAGAATATCAAGGGTAACAAGCTGATATTTTCGTTTCCTGAAGTGTTGCCATCGCAAAAAGGCTACCGAGTAAATATAGACATCTCAAAGATGGATCCTGCTCGTACAGAAACGTGGAGGGTAGAGCTATATGACAATTACGCTAACTTAATAGACTTTCAAACATTTGTTGTTAATCAGGCAAGTATAGCGACAAGTGCAACAAACCTGCAAACGGCAGTACAGGCAGCGTTAGCAACAGCAGCATGGACCTTTTCAGACGTTATAACTCCAATATCAAGTACAGAGAGAAGTTATTCTGTTTCTGTAGCTCCTGGGTATTTGTATGCAGAATATCAGATATACATAATTCCGCCAACAACTAACGATGAACAAGCAATTTTAGAAATTAACGTTTATCAAGAGGCTGTTGACTTAGGGATAGCAGGTTTTTTACGACCTATGAGTGGGTATGAATTAGGCGAAGATATTTTTTTGTGGAGTACGACGCAAGACAACCTACCAACACCAATACCTTCTGTTGTGATTACTGGAGCAACAAACGCAAACCCAATAGTCCTTACTACCAACATCGCACATACGATTTCTTTTGCGCAAGAAATAGTAGTGGAGGGAGTGTTAGGCAATACGGCAGCCAACGGAACTTTTATCGCCATTCCAACATCTGCTACTCAACTACAACTAGTCCAATCAAGAGGAGCTGCATCAGGAGCCTTTGTCGCAAGCCCAAACTCTGTCATTACATTACACCCAAAGGGATTAGGGGAGATTGGTGTGTTGACTTACAATATCAACACAGAAGTTTATGATTATACTGCGCTATTAACAAGCAAGCAACTAAATTTTATAGCGCCAAAGCAAATCAAGATCCATGGAGAGGACAACTACGTTTATAAGTCTTTTTATTTTACAGATGGGTTTAACCCTATGCGAGTTTTTTACTACAAAGGAGCATATCTAAATGATGGAGCAATTAAATTATTAAATGATGAAGGTTATTATCAGTATGAAACGCTATCTAAAGAAACGCTTTTAATACTTAGTACAGCAACATCAAGACTAACATTAAGTAGGGTAATTCAGCAAGGGGGTAAGGTTAAGACAGGTAATATAATCTACTTCCATCGATTTTTAACAGACACTTTATCTACCACAGATTGGATAGCGCCATGCAACCCAATTAATATTTATGAATCTGTATATACGGATGCCAACAATGCGGAGCAGGCACGAACTTTATTTGGTTCAGAGGCCGACAAAGAAACGTCAAAGATTGTAGAGCTAAATATTGAAAATATAGTGCCTATATTCAAATATCTCGAGGTAGCCTATGTAATATATGGAGGCAAAGGCGTGTCTAATTCGGCAAGTATTTTACCAAGAATAGCACTAAACGAGGACACTAATATCATTGTTCAGCATACAGGCAATGAGGCTACGTCAGAAACAGAGATTGACATAGGTACATTAAATAAAATTACAGCAGGATATATTACAGCAGGATATATTGATTCTTTAGACAATAGGTTAATAATTGCAGATCTTACTACGGCAGCCAACTATGATTTTACTGAGTTCTTTGCTACGTTTCAGCACGACTTGTCGTATGATAAAATTTTATCGGTAGACAATCTAAACAACAATGGAATAAATGTTGAGGAGTTTAAAGTTGCAGAATATCAACTAGAACAAAATGTAAATAGCAAAGTTGGCTACATGCTTTACGAGACTTATCGTTTCTTTGGAGTCGTGGAGTTTAACAATGGCTCAATGTCGCAAGGATTTTTTATTGACGATATCCGCTTTGACTGCAATCCAAGAGCAAGAAGAGGAGTTGCATTGCCAAACTACAATTTATCAGAATTGGTAGGGCAAGATATTTATTTAAGAATCCCAAGAGTAGAATTCTACGGATTTAATATTGACACGAAAGTTGGCGGAACTCCAATAAGAGATATAATAAAAAGAATACATATTTATCGAGCAGAAGTAGACAATCCTACGGTATTAGCGTCAGGATATGTTATACCATGCGTGACAGGAGAAATTGCTACATATAAGCCAACGCAAGGGGTGTTTTTTAAGATGCATGGCAGTGATGGAATACTAGATACAAACATAACCCCAATAATGGAATATCCTTTTGCTTATGGTAATAGGTGGGGCTATCTTAGCGCTCCAGGTATGATAAATCCTACATATCCAGGACCTGCAGTTGATGTTCTAAACAACATTAATACAACATTTACGTCTAAGAAAAGATATGCCGCATTTTATAGTAGTGATTTAAGGTTGGGTGTAACAGCAATAACCCCTAGGGCAAATGATAAAATCTTAAATTTTGGGCAAGATATTCCTGATGTTTTGACGGATATTACAATAGGAGACCCATTAATTTCTGTTAGGTGGGGCAAAATGCTTTCTTATGGTAAATACAGATGGAATTCAGGAAGAACTTTTGCAAACCCGTTTGTAGAAGAAAACATATTAGAAGGAGCGTCAATGGCCAAAAATACCATTGTAAAAATGAATGGCGGTGCAGATATTATAACAAAAAGAATTGTAAAAGTTTTTGATACAGGAACGCCTGACTATATTAATGGGTGGCGCGACAATGGGTTGATGGTTAGACTAAGTACCGATATAAGTCAGCCAAATACTACAGCTCCAAATGATTATGGTTTTTATAATGCGCTATATTATAGGGCTGCGGTTAATCAATACGGCAACCCTGAAAATAATAAGATAATACCTACCAATAATTTTATTGATTTATCGATTTATAGAACTAATATTATCCCAAAGGGGACGCTATATGTTTATGGAGGAGATTCATTTACGCAAATGTGTTTTAAAAAGACAGCACTTCAAACTCCGAATCAAGGACCAGGAGGTCCAGATGCAAATTTTACTGAATTACAATTGTATCAAGGCATAAGATATGTTGCGCAAAACAAAGGCAATTTCTCCATGAGATACAACTTTGGAGATGGAACATTTGTTAATTACCCCAATACAAAATTTACGCATCTAACTTTAGGCTTTGGGGCAAACCCTGCAAACTTAACAGGAATATCAGCTTGGCTTATAGCAAATAAAGAAGATGAGCCTTTAGGCTACAACACAGGGTACAATATAAAAGGTATATATAACTTATACTCTAAGCCTGTCTATGACGTAAATAAAGACTATACTAACGAAGAGCCTACGACGATAGCCTATTCTCCCAAGAAAGTGTTAGGCAGCCAAACTGATACTTACAGGCAGTTTTTACCACTAGACATTAAGATATTAGACTATGCTTATGGTAGAATATCAGGAATAAAAACTGCAAATGGAGAGCTTTATTCATGGCAACCGAGAATGTTTAAAAAGCACTATTTTAATTCTGATGGCGCATTTACAACACAAGATGGCGCAGAAGTAATAATAGGATCAGGCGGAGTGATGGCACGACAAGAGCTGGACTTATCCATATTTGGGACTTACAACTACTTTGGTATTGTAAAAGGAGTGTCAGATGGTGGCAAGTCGATTCTTTATTGGTTTAACGCAAGGCACAATAAATTTATTAGACATGGAGCAGATGGAACGCAGGTTATCAGCGACAGAGCTTTTATGTCTAGCTTCTTCAGAAATAATGCTAAATGGGTAATACTATACGATCAGCCATTGTATAATGGAGGAATTATAGGCGTATGGAATCAAAAGTTTTCGGAGGCTATATTTACCTTTTTAGCACAACGACAAGTTGCTAAGTATAATCCTGCAACAACATATAGTATTGGGCAGGCTGTATCATATACTCCAACTAGCTTTTCAACATTTCAACAGACTGGAGAGATATTTATATCTAAAACAAATGGTAATATTGGCAACACACCATCCAATGCAAGCGTATCAAATGCTAATTGGGAGATTGTGCCACATACAAACCCTGAATACTACAGTGAGTTTACAATCGTATGGAACGAAAAGGTAAATTCTTTTAATACCTACCATACCTACAAATCAATAATGATGGTTCCATATAAAGATACCTTCATATCAGCAAGCAGAAATCTAAGTAATAGAACAGAGTTGTACAAGCACGACGAAGGAGATTACGGCGAGTGGTACAATAATGACGAGGTAAGCATATTTGTAGATTCATATATTGAACTAGTTGTTAATATTTATCCCGACGACATAAAGAAATTTCAAGCAATAGAGATTACAAGCTTATTACGTCCTTATGGAGTAACATTTAGAACAGATGGGCAACAATCCTTTTTAGAAGAGGCGGATTGGGAGTTGATGGACGATAAGCAAACATGGAGATCTGAAATCAAGAATGATTCAACAATTACATTACAGAACCCTACTGGCAGAAATGATATTGACACTAGCGGACTTTTTGGGAAATGGCTAACGGTTAGAATAGCTTTTGAAAAAGGGGTAAAGCAAGTTGTTAAAGATACGATAGTAAAATTTCAGGTATTGAATAGAACTAACAAACAATAATTGTAAATTTGGAGTATTAATAATAAAAGACATGGCACTAGAAGGAGATGACTTTTTATCGCAATTGCAAGCAATGATGGGAGGCGGTGGAATAGCAGGAGCAGCTTCCACAGCACTTAAATTCAATCCATATACGGCAGCAGCAACAACGGCCCTTGGCGTTATTCAGTCGGCCGTAGGCTTTAGCAAACTTAATAAGCTAAAGAACGAAAACCCACAGTATGAGTTAACGGCAGGGATGAAGGGTAGTATATCAGATGCGGACGCAAGAAGAGGGATGGGATTTACGCCCGAACAAACGCAAGCTTATCAAAATAGAATAGCAAGAGGAAACAATACAGGCTACCAACGTGCAGTTGACATGGCTCCAAGTATGGCAGGCGCGATTACGGCAGGTATTAACTACAACAACGCACAATACCAACTAGACTTTGCAGTAAAGGACGCAGAGATGCAGGCTAGAAACATTCAAAGGTCAGACTCACTTCGCAAAGAAGGGCAGAATATTTCTAATATGAATACGAATGTGAAGATTAATAACCTCGCGCGAGCAAGACAGTCTTTTGGGCAGGCAGCACAAACAGGCATTAACAATGCTATTACAGGAATGACTATGTTAGGTAGTGGTGCAGGAAAAGGAAACAAGACAACCGCAGGTACGCCACAAGCAGAAAACACCAACGCCATGGGACTAGGAGAAGCAGGGGCTAAGATGTTTGACACGAACTACGGAGCAACAAAAGGCGGAACACGAGGCTTTGGAGGGATGGGTAAGACAAATAAAAGCTTTAATGTTCCTACGCCTACTGTAAATATGCAAACCCCTAATATGGATAGCGAAGAGGACTTTTCATTACAAGGTATTGACACAAGATTCCGACCATACGAAAATTTCTAAGATAACATGGCAGAAGCAGGAAATTATGGATTAGGAATAGCACTCTCAGGAGAGCCTAGACAAGCATTGCGTATTGCAGAGATGCAGGCGCAGAATGATGTAGCACAAGGGGCAGCAGCACAAAAAGCAGCAGCCTTAAAGGCAAGGCAAGAGGCAGCCGACCTTAATAAAATATCAACACAGGACTTTAAGATTGACCCTTCTAAATATCATAAGAAACTAGCTCCGTTAGTATCAAGCGACGCAAAGGACACATTTCAAAAAATCGTAGATCTTAGCAAGACAGGAAGCCCTAACTGGCAAACATCGATGTACCCATTATTAATGGATTACAGAGAGAGGCTTAAAACATATCAAGACCAATCCAAAGTATTTTTTGACTATGAAGCGCAAGACCCTATTAAGTTTAACATAGATCCTGAATTCAGAAAAAGATTAAATGCTAATCCTGGCGATTTAACTGATATAACAGAATACGTCAATGCCACAAGAGGGCTAAAAGGAGTTGATGTAGGCGAGAATGGCTTTGTCGTATTTAACCCTGCACCAAAAGGAGACTTTAACAAAGAGTGGGGAACTTATTTAAGTACAAAAGGAGCATTTAACCAAACTACAGGAAAGCCACGATCAATAGGGGATGGGTTATTAGGGATTGACAAGATGTTCAGCTTAGATCCAGTAGCAGCACAAGCCTTCCTTGATGATAAGCGTAAAGATCCTGCAATATTACAACAGTTAATTTGGGAGGCTGACCCAGCAACAATACCTGCTGATGTAGACACAAGAAACCCTGCTAAGTTAGCGGAATATGGACAGAAGTTATTTGATGAGAAGGCTGCGATATTAAAAAAGGCTGCCAATTATAGTGAGAATGATATTAGAAATGCTCCTGAAGATAGTAAAGCTACTATACCTTCAAAATATGTTGGCAATGGCAGAGGAGGATTTAACTACCAAACGCAGCAAGGAATATGGTCCGCTAGTTACGATGAGCCACAAGGCAAGTATTGGATTTCTGTACAGATGCCACAAGCAAAAGGAGAGAAGATGGGGCAGAAAGAGCTAGAGTTTACTAGAACAAACGAGACTACCGGCAAGCAAGAGGTTGTCAAAGGAACACTACAAGGCTTTATATATGACCCATCGAAAAAAACATTTAAAACTATCATCTCGCGTAAGCAAGGAGGCGATGGGTTTAACTTTATCATGCCAGACGCAAATGGCGCATTTCCATCACAGCCTGCAACATCATACGAGACACTAGATATTGGATGGGATCCTAAGATTAGAGATATGTTACAAGCGGAGTTTGGAAATAACAACCCACTTGATGTAGCTGCCGATTTGTTAAAGAGAAATTATGGAGTAGATGTAGGCATTGTAAATGAGGAATATGTACCTATTTATGACAAAGCAGTAAAAACACAGAAGCCAGGTGCAGCAGGCGCTCCATCACAAACGGTAACAAGAGGGCAGAGTAAAGCATTAAAAGCTAAGGCAGACAGCCTAGCTAAAAACGATTCAAATTATCCATTCTAATAGGTATGGCAGAGATAGCAGAAGAAACCCCATTGGCGGTACAGCAAAATACAAACCAAGCATTAAAATCATTTCATAATGCGTGGAAGGATGATTTAAAGCTACCTCAAGATATAAATGAGTTTAAGAATGGGCTATCGAACGAGCAAGGAAGGATGGCGTTTTGGAAGGCTTGGAAAGATGATATTTCCCTGCCAGACTTTGAAACTTTTAGTAGTAAGTTAGGATTTGATAAAGGTACAGCACAACCTAAAGCAACGACTCCTGCAGTACAGGAAGAAATGCCGATGGAGACAACGCCTACCCAACAAGCTATAAAGCCCGGCATGGAAGGTTTGGCTGCTTTTACCAACAAGCAACAGAAGGAACAAGGCAGAATGTACTTTGACGATAAGATTAAGCCATTAAAGCTTAATCCAAATACAGAAGAAGACAATAAGCTTATTGAAGCCACTATCAAAGATGCTCAATACCAAGCACCATTACTAAAGGAAATAGAGAAGGACGATGTAAGCTTAGAAACCTTTCGAAAAGGGATGGACGCAAGGTACAATCAAATAGCACTGAATACCGATGTTTGGACCTTGCAGCACAGCACACAAGTTGAAGGGGAGATACAAGAGAAGAAAAATGCTGATCCTGCCTACGTCGCTCTTAGAGGAAGTATTGAGGCGAAGACCATAGAATACCAACAAGGACTAGTTCAACAGGCACAACAAGCAATTGCAGGACAACCGATAAGCAAGGAACAACAAGCGCAGATTACCCAAGAGATAAATAAGAAGACGCAAGAATTTCAAGAGGGAGAGTTTTTAAAGAATAAAGAAGCGTTCGATAAGATTGAGGCTCCGTACATTAAAGATGGAGAGGATAAGCTAAAGGCAGAGTGGAAAAATTATCAACTTGAGGTAATGAAGCCTAATACGGCTATCATCCCCCAAAAGATGCTTGACAATGCATTAAAGCTTGTTACAAGTCCTCAATTTGATGGACTTGGATATGAAGCCAAGAAAAGCACAGTAGCGAACTTTTGGAAGAGACAAGAGGCTGCATTGCAAGGCAAGGGACTTTCTATTGACAAGATACAATCTATCAAGGAAGAGTATTACTATGCAGTAATGGATAAGATGGTTGTTAATGAAGAAGACCAAATAGCGCCATTTGCTATTCGATCATTTGCAGGAGACCAGATAGAGGTATTAACCCAACAAATTTCAGAAGCACAGAAAGCAGTACAAGTAGCAGATGCAGAGCAGGCGACATCACAAAGATTTTCTTCTAAGAACGACCTTGTAGTCCCAACTGTTACATCAAATAGAGCAGCAGACAAAGCAAAAGAAAACGTCTATAATTTAATACAAGCTAAAAAACATCTTGAAAACATTTTAGAACTATCAGATAATGAGTTCGCAGGTTTTTGGGCAGGCTTTGCAGCGCATGGC